TCGTCTTTATCACCATCATTATCAATATCACCATCTTCTTTACCCACTGGATCTAGTCTTTCATTTTTCTTTTTATTTTTACCATGAGAATGATGACTTTCAGTAATAATTTCTAATTCTTCAACAGGAATATTTTCTACTGTTTTACTTCCTTCTTTAAAAAATACATCATAATGTGTTACAACATGATTTCCTTCTTTATTTTCTACTAAAGTATGTTGGCCTTCCAAACAAATTCCATAACCATAGGTTTCATGTACTACATGTGCTGCACAATCATGTGCAAAACCAGGGCCTGCTTCGTTTAATTTAGAATAGGGGCCTATTTTATTTTCTGTAATAAATTGCTTTAAATTAAATTTGCTCATAGTTCGTCTCCACTAAAGATAGAATCCTCTGGGAACTCAATGATTGTTCCACCGTCTAAAGCCCATTCATAAAGTCTATCGCCCAACAAATCTTTCATCTTGGGCATATCATCCTCGATGATCTCGCACCAATAACACTCCGTTGTTCTGTATCTGATGCCATCTAAACAAACATCTGTGCGGTCAACTGTGGTGTAACTGTTTGAGTTAAATGTTTTAATAGTCATTTTAACGCTCCCTTCTATCGTTCAAAATTGATTTATAATCCATAATGATTTGATGAATACTTGTGGTTTTATATTCGTTACCTGTATCTGGATCGTAAATATAAAAATCTACGTCTATCTCGTTAGGAATTACAAAAATAGCTATCGGATCAAAATACTCACCGTTTACATAATCATCACCGGGTATATAAAAACTTGCATGCTCATCATTTGCATATGAACAATCAGTAAAACCCTCCGCTAAAAATATTAATAATTGTTCGCGTGTTAAGGCTTCCTTGTCTTGTTGATGAATATAAAATGCTTGTTTTGGTCTGAAACCTTTCTCTAGTTTTCTCATTGTTTTCCCCTTATGCTGTTTTAGTTTCATTATAGATAACGTCTGATTCGCCAAACTGTTCTGATTTTAGTTGTAACCAGTCACGCACATAATTAGCATAATAGCTTGAATCTCTGTCCCAAAATCCAGTTCCATGACCATTGCGGGACAGCCAAAAATCATGTCCTGCTTGCGTTATACTTCCATCTGAAAGTTTGCACTCAGCATATACAAAAAAGGCGAGGCACTCGATGATCTGCTCACGTTCCCAAACTTCACAAAAATCTGCTTGGCTATCCTCAGTAAATCTCACGCACTCAAAATATGCATTAATAAATTCCTGCTCTTTTTTATTTAATTTAATAATCATTGTTTTCATTGCATGTCCTCCACTTCCATGAGCTGACGGCAAGCTTCAAATGCTTTTGATGTTTTTGATACTTCAATTAATGCACCATCAAACCAATCAGCGAAATGATAAAACACTTTCATAGTTGCAAAATCAAAACCATCATTTGGATTAAATTCACAATCTTTTATATATATTCTAAACTCATCAGATGGCCCACCCCATGATAATTGAAAACGATAGTATCCAGATTCGGTTATTTCTTCAGGCTGCACATAATCCCAGCTCAGACCATATTGATTAATGTAATCAAAGAATGATTCATAATCTTTTAGATGAGGAAAGAAACAATCTAAACCAATCTTTCCCCCTTCTGTGCAGTTGTCTGCTTGATTAAAATAATAGTAAGCATTGGCGAAATCCGCTTCTCTATCAGCTAACTGATCATTAATTTTTTCACTACATGTTAATTCCATTGTTACATTCCTTTTTTAAGTTGATTGAAGTGATAGCTTATATTATTGGGACGCAGAGTACAAGCGCTAAATGAAATTATTTTAAATATATACAATATATAGGGGAGAGATACAGACAGATATATAGATAAATGGCGTTTTTTTTGTGTTTTATTTATTCAATGATTACAATCAGTTAAGAGCAAAATACATATATATTAAGGTTGCAATTATGAATACTAGAGGACTTGGGAAGAACCGCGCATTTATCCATAAGAAACTACAGCAAATGATGGGGAAAGATTTCAATCCAGTTATTGAGATGGTAAAGCAAGCCGTTAAACTTGATGAGTTAGCAGAAGAAGAACCTTCTATTATTAACTGTGAGAAGTCTATACATAGTTGGAGTCGTGTTGCTGAATACTTAACACCTAAACTAAGAAGCCAAGAGATCAAGATGGAGGATGAATTGGTTGTTAGTATTAATAAAAAGTCTTTTGATGGTTCAGATAATGAAAAAGATAATTAATATTTATTTGATCTTATAAAAAGCAGACCCCCCTTTCGGAGTTGCCGACTATATGTATGTATATATCCCTCTCAAAAAAAAATTTACCTAAAAAAACCTTTTTATGATTTCTCTTAATACAGATGAGGTTATAAGTGATGTTGATTATGAGTTAATAGAAGCGTTTTATACTGCTTTGGTGGATAGGGATGTTATTGCTATGAGAGAGGTTTTGTATATACTAGATGAGCGAATGAGTAAGGATTGTCTTTGTCTTGAACAAAGTTGTACGTGTGGAGCATGGATGAGGAAGAGTTATGACATCAATGAGTAGTCGGGGCAAGAAAGGCCCAAATCACGTTCATACTTTAGATAAAGAAACACGTGATAGATATTTTCCAGAATATAACGGAGGTAAAGGTAGTATGCCTAGAACCTCTACCAAAACAACCAGACAACGCTTTGAAGATAACTACGATAAGATAAATTGGAATCGTAAGTAATGCGTATTGAATATAACTTGATGCCCCAAGGCAAAGTGCTTCAAGACTTCAATGACTGTCGTGCTCGTAATTCTTTTATAATGGGGCCATTGGGTTCAGGTAAAACCGTACAATGTATTCTTAAATTGTTTGATTTGATGTGTGAACAAGCGCCTGTCAGCAGAAAAACACATAAAAACTACGGTGTAAGACTATCTCGTATCATTGCAGCACGAAATACCTACTCAGAACTCTTTTCTACGACAATAAAAGACTGGCTAGAAATACATGGTGAGTTGGGTGAGTTTAAACAAGGAAACAAAGAACCACCGACACATTTTATAAGATTTAAACTTGAAGACGGAACATACGTTCATTGTGATGTGGTCTTTATCGCATTTGATCGCCCAGAGCACGTTAAAAAGGCTAGGGGTATCCAGACTACTTGGGTGTGGCTAAACGAGACAAAAGAGCATTCTAAGGCCGTTTTGGACATGTTAGACCTACGACATGGCAGATATCCCTCCAATAAAGAAGGATGTACGGCTACACATCATGGAATTATAGGTGATTCTAACGCTCCTGATGAAGATCATTGGTATTTTAAACTTGCGGAGATAGAACGCCCTGATAACTGGTCATTTTTTAGACAACCTGGTGGCGTTTATAAAGATGGTGAGAGTTGGGCTGTTAACCGACAGGCAGAAAACATAAAAAATCTACCTGATGGCTACTATGATCGTGGTATGCAAGGTAAATCTGATGACTGGATCAAAGTAAATCTAGCCAACGAATATGGATTTGTATCTAATGGCAAGCCTGTGCATCCTATGTATACGGATAGTGTGCACTGTCAGCACATAGATTTTGCTTTGGATAGGTCAACGCCTGTTATTTTAGGCTTTGATTTTGGTAGAACGCCAGCTTGTGCGTTTTTACAGCGTACATCTATGGGCAGATGGGTTTGTTTTGATGAATTTGTACAGCAAGATTCAGGTGCAATAGACTTTGCGCCATCACTTAAGCGGTATATTGAAGAACATTACCCAGAAAATACGTTCAAAGGTTGGGGTGATCCCTCTGGTAACAACAAAAATCAAGCAAACTCTGATACACCCTTTCAAATACTTCGGGCAGCTGGCATACCCTGTCAACCAACACAGACGAATGACCCTATGAAACGTAGAGCAGCTTTAGAAGTCCCTATGAAAGAGATGTGTATGGATGGCAAGCCTAGATTTTTAGTTTTACCCAAGGCTACGATGATAAGAAAAGGACTACAAGGTGGGTTTTGTTACCGCAGAGTACAAACACAGGGCGAAAAATACACAGATGAGCCAGATAAAAACGAATATTCACACCCAGTTGAAGCATTGGAGTATGCATTACAGGGTGAAGGTGAAGGCAGAGCCGCATTGTCTAGGGTAACAAACTTTTCCAAGCCTACCACAGCAAAAGTACAAGTTAGCGTATTCTAATGATCAGCAAAGTGTTTGTAATTTTTGAAGATGACAAGACAAATTGGTGGTCTTGGTTGTTAAAAAAAGGCTGTCGGCATTGTTATTTAGTCAAACCATCGCCAAATGGCTACATAATTCATGGCAAAAGACAGGAAGGTTTTGATTTATTTACTGTTAAAGACCAAGATAGTATAATCCAAGACATCTTTGCGATTATGGATTACGTTCCTGTAGAGAAAAAAAGGTCATTATTTATGTTAAACACTTGTGTAGGCCATATCAAACAGATGCTAGGAATAGATAATCCATTTATTTTAACGCCATATCAATTATTAAAGCACATGAGGAAGTAATCATGGGATTTTTAAAAAGACCCAAAGCCCCAGAGCCTACAGCACAAGAACTTGCGGTTGTTGAAAGACAATCAAGACGGCTTGATGAAGAGATAGAAGAGCAAGAAAAAAGGCTAAAAGCGATTGCACGTGGAAGATTAGGCACAGCATCTTTGCTTGCACCTGGCATACAAAAATCTGGTGGATCAACCAAAAGAACTGGCGGCTCTATGAGAGGAAGCAGAGGTAGTATGCTTGGAACACGTGGCGGTGGCACTTATGGCAGTAGAGGTATGTCAACAAATAGAACTGAAGGCGGTAGGATGACCAGCGCCTAACTGAGTATTTATTATGCAAATTCCAAAAGAGCTTGGATCATACGATGATATAAAAAGAAGAGAGCAAGACGCATTTAAAAGGATGTCAAACTGGCATGACTTGTTAGATGATGTCTATGAATACTTTCTTCCTAACAGAAATTTGTTTGATGACTTTGCAAAAGGTCAAAAGAAGATGGATCGCATCTTTGATTCAACCGCTATGGAAGCAATACAACAAGCAGCAAGCAAACTTCAAGAAAACATTGCGCCTATACAAGCACGTTGGGCTACGTTTGCGCCATCAAACGAGATTCTAAACGAACTAGCAACAGGTGACTTTGACGTTACAGAAAAAGACATACGCGAAAACTTAGAAAATCAAGCAACCATAGTCTTTGATTATATAAACAGATCAAACTTTGCTACACAGTTTTTTGAACACGCGCTAGATTTACTTGTTGGCACAGGCACATTGCGTATTGATGAAGCTGATGACAATGATATGCCTATTGTATTTACAGCTATACCGCAGAAAGGCATTGCATTTGAAGAAGGCCCATACGGAACTGTAGAAACACATTGGCGTAGATTTAAGATGAAGGCAAGAGATATACCTCGCAAGTACAGAGGTTATCAGCCTACACAAAAAATGCAATCTATCATGGAAAGCAAGCCAGATACTGAGTGCGATATACGAGAAGGTGTAATTTTTGATCCTAAAAAAGAAAAGTATTACGGTCTTGTATGGAGTGATAAAGATGATCGCATAAGTTGGATGGAAGATTATGGTAAGTCTAGCCCTTGGGTAACAGGAAGATACTCAAAAACAGCAGGTGAGATACGTGGTAGAGGGCCAGCAGTACAAGCATTACCTGATGTGCGTTCTCTCAACAAAGTAAAAGAGTTTGTATTACAGAAAGCAGCTATTGATTTGTCAGGTATGTATACAGCGACAGATGATGGCGTAACTAATCCATACAACATAGTAATTAGTCCTGGGGTCGTTATACCTGTTGGCTCTAATAATTCATCAAACCCATCTATACAGCGATTAGATACAGGCACAAACTTATCTTTAGTACAGTTTGAAGTACAAGATTTGCAAAACGCTATAAAGAAAACATTGTTTAATGACTTACGTGATCCTACAGGGCCAGTAAGATCAGCAACAGAAATAGCTTTAGATTCAAGAGAACTAGCAAGAAGAATAGGATCAGCATTTGGTAGACTGCAAACAGAAGTGCTTATTCCTATACTTAAACGAGTTACTTTTATTCTTACACGTAGAGGTTTGTTGCAGCCACTACAGTTAGAT